GGGCTTAATGATGCCAGCACCAATATCAGCAGTAAACGATGAAGACAGAGAACTAATGTGGGGCTTATTTGAAATCAGGGATAAGCTGAAACAAGAGCTTGATACTTTGCCGGGTAGAATAAAGACGATTAAAAAAGAATTAAAGTCACTAACTGATTTGCGAATAGGCGAAAAGTTCGAGATGGATAATGGCGTTATAGGTCGTCAGCATAGAATCTATAAACAGAGCAAAAGGTACTTGCCTTGAAAACAGCCTGCCCTAGATGCCAAATGATGATCGAAAAGACCATTGAGAGCGCGAGGTCACACGTAAGATACAAACATTCGAAGCTAACGGACAATGCAAAGATAAGACTTAGAGACTCGATTTGCGAATTTGTGCCTAGCGACGGGCTAAAAGTACGCGGCAGAACGGCATTAGAAAACGATTTGTGCAGACAACTAGATATTAAGTAAGGGGGGGGGCTTATGCCTTGGGAGCAAAAAGTAACAGATGAGCAGATTGAGATAATTATGACCTCCCGCACAAACGGCAAGGCATTAGCTGTTGAGCTTGGTTTAGCTCAATGCACAGTGCAAAGGTACAGGGTTAAACTAGGCTACAATCTCAAGACAAAGCCGCCCGAGAAGCCAAAAGAAAACCGGATAAAAACAGTTTTTATAGTATGAAGTTAATTTAAATGCTTAACGGCATAAGGAGAGAGAAGATGAGGTATAGAAAGAAACCGGTAGAGATCGAAGCAATCAAATGGACGGGGGATAATTTAAAAGAAATTATTGATTTCTCTGGTCTTCATCCATCTGCTGAAAAATGGAGCTGGGAGCAATACGAGAAAGTCGTTTCCACTAGAGGATTAAAGATATTTACTCTCGAAGGTGAGCATATGGCATCAGTTGGAGATATGATAATCAAAGGCGTTGCCGGTGAGTTTTACCCATGCAAACCGGAAATATTCGAGCAAACCTATGACGAAGTGATTAACCCCTAACCAACAAACCAAGGAAGGCGCAATAATAAAGTGGTATAATGAATTATGGTCAGGTGGTGGAACAGATAGCGCCAAATCCCGAAAAAAGACCGGCAGTGGGTCGCATGAAGGGATGTAAAGTCAAACTTAATGTTACAACGATGGTTTGAATCCATCCCTGACCACCATCTAAGTTCTAATGAGGTAATAGCGTTATGAGTGAAGATCAGATAGTACAAATGCCGGTAGAGCCATGCTGCACAGAAGCAGTCCACATAGGCGTCAAGCCAAACGAATGGTATAAAGAAAGCCAGCAAGACCCTCGATTCAATATAAAATCAGCTAGAGCCGACCTAATCAAAGACCATCAAAACAGCATAGATAGGTTTCAAGACGGAATGTGATACAATTACACCACGACAAGAAATTTCACTGCTTAAGGGATTCAACGTGACAAAAAGCACCGATGAGCCGAATCAAAAAAGAAGAAAAATAGAAATCGACACTGACGTACTAACAGAGTTAATAGAAAAGGTAGCGATTTTGACTGATAGAATAGAATCAGTGCCGCACGATCAACATGATGAGCATCATCGTTTTGTCGAGGCGTACATAGAAACAAGACGGGAGCGCGAAGTATTCTGGCGTGACGTTAGAGAAAAGCTAATTACAAAAGGTATATTCGGAACTATCGGCCTTGTATTTTGGGTTCTGGCCGGTCTTTTTATTTACTGGTGGAATAATAAACTAGGTCACTAAATGAACATACTAAGCTGGTTCAAAGGCGACAACAAATTTGTATTCGCTGTCCTAAAGGATTTAATAAAAGACCCGTTTAATATTATTATAGGTTTTTACTTTGCCACGCAGATGCTCAAAGGGTTATTAAATAAATGATGAATCTAACACAACCGAAAGAACCCGTTTTATATAATTTTTATCCTCAATATGACTTCTATGAGGAGTCTTTAAATAGTCAATATATTGCACATGAACGGTATAGCGTGAGAGAAGGTAACGAAATTTTACATAATTTAGTCAAGCAGTGGAAAATTACAGGAAAGGTGAAATAATGGCATTAACACACACAACAGCAGCAAGAAACGCGGCGGCAGATGCCGTTGTTGATTTAATCGATATTGGTTCATCAGATGCAACCGGAGACCTAGTTTTGATGACTTCCGGTGATGTAGAGGTTGCCATATTAGCTATGACCAATCCTGCTTACGGCGCGGCTGGTGCGGTAGTTGCGGGTCGTGCTGATTCTGCCACAATTTCAGATGATACTAACGCCACAGGCGGTACGCTGGCATTGTTCAAACTTCAAAACAGAGATAATACTGAAATAGTGCGCGGCACAGTAACAGCGACAGCAGGTGGCGGCGACATTGAGGCTTCAAGCGTTACAGTTGCGGCGGCTGATACAGTCCAATGCTCTGCTTTGAACTACTCAGCATCGGCATAAAATGCCTGCTATAAGTAACATCGTCGCATCTGCTTTAAGTGATGCGGGATTTACTGTGACATGCACAACCAACGCAGCTAAAGGCACGGCTTATATGGTTGTTGTTGCACAGGGAGAAACCGCGCCTAGCAGAACGCAAATTAAGGCGGGGAATAATTATTTAGACGCGCCTGCTTTAGCCAGTGAATCTATTGGCATTGATAGCACAACTATTAACTTTTCTGCTGTTATTGGTTTATCTTCCTATACTCCTTATGACGTTTATATCATTCAAGACCATAGTATTGTCTATACAACAACATTATGGAGCCATGTAAAAACTTATGGTTTTAATTACCAAAGCCCGCCATCGAATGAACAAATTGATTTAATAGCGGCAAGGCATGATTCGTGTATAGGTATCGGAGCGCCAATATCAACGGCTGAATATAATCGTTATATAGCGGCTAATGCTAATGCGGATATGCAGTCTTATTTTGCGTACCATTCTCAAAATCCTATTAATGGTAAGTCTATTGATTGGATGACGCAATGGTGTACAGATAACGCGCTTGATCCTGAGGACATGTTTTATCACTGTCGTGCAGATACGACTATTAGCGTATCAAGTACTGAACGCGGGTCTGGATCAAGCATTACAGGATTGACATTAACAAACCCCGCAAAGATTGTCATATCTATAGCTGGAACTACTAATACTACTGTTTACCCACAATCCGGCGACCAAGTTGTTATTAGCGGGATTAACTCAAGCACACATCAAACCGAAGGCCAAACATATACACTACTTCCAGCGGAAAAAGGCACTAAAACTGATTTTTATTTATATTCAGGTGGCGTTGCTGTAGATGGCTCTGCGTGGGATGCATTATCGACTGCAGGAAGTTATGCAGGCGCTAATAATGAGAGCATAACAATAGCTGGATTTGGTACCGGTTATGCTACTGATATCTTTCAAAGCAGATTAATAGCGGTTCAATGGAATGGCGGCTGGCCTGCTGTTTGTCCTCAGTCAACCACATGGCATAGAGCATCAGAGGCTTATATGTTAAGCGAACAAATCACATTGACTGATGATGCTGCTAAATTTATGACCTCCACATTCTTGGATACCTTTGACGGCATTATAGGCGGCGGTGGCGCGGATAATTTAGTATCAAATTCTATAGAGCAATATGACCATTTTGGTTATGTACCAACACAATCAGAATCTTATACAAAAGCATGGCTTGATGTGACAACCTCATATACTGAATTACTCGCGGCTATGAAAACAAGCACAGGAAATAGTAATTTTATTGTCGTGCCTAATGCCTCTGACGTTGATGGTGTTTACCAATGGCGGGTTGATTACTGGAAAGGCGCGCTTGAGTCAGTTCTGCCTTATTGGTCTATTGAGTACATGCTAACGTCTGGTGATAGTAAAAACCAGATAACACGATTACAAGAAGTATTTGTTGATTTGGTTGCTGGAAAGAAAATATTTATACGGTCACAGACAAATAACATCTGGCCTGATAATGTACTAGTAACCTATAAATTTAGAACCTATTTAATGGCAGCGCATTACTGTATCAACCATGATAATGCGTGGTTCTTTTTACATGGGGGCACGCCATCAAATTACGGGGGTGTAAGCGATGAATTTATAGATCCATTATCTGACCCGTTACAGGGATCACATTGGTTCTCTAATCAAAGTATTGATATCGGCACGCCTGTTGAAAGAGCGGAGAATAATTATTGGGGCGATCCTGATACTGATTATTTCTATGACTTTGACCCGGCCCACCCTAGTACTCATATTATTTTAGCGCGAGAATATACGAATGCTTTAGTATTGGCTAGATTCGGATCAGGGGGTATTGCTAACATCGGGAATAACCCAACGTCGATTACATTAGGAGGTGCTTACTACCCATTACAAGATGATAATACAACCGGTGCAAGTATTACCTCTATCTCCCTTGGACAAAGTGAAGGCGCAATTCTAATGAAGGCTGCTATTTAATGGCTGATATAACTGCAAATAATGTTACAGATGACTACGGCAATACATCTGCATGGATTGGCGGGGTTGTGCCTATCAGTACAGATAATGCTATTATTCCGGCTGCTGCTACAATCTCGGTTTCTGATACAAGAGCAATCACAGATATTACGGTTTACGGTGAACTGGCGGTAACATCTACTGGAAACTATACGCATACAGGTGATTTGCTACTATCTGGCGCTTGTGTACTTGATGTTAATTCTGATGGCGTGTTCAAATCAGGCGCAAATTCAACTTGGTTTTTCACTGGTTCACAAACTGTACACCCAACCATCAAAACAACAGGCTCGACGCTTGCAAACCCTGCTATTTTTGGAGATTCGACGGGAACATATAGGGCTTTTTGGGATGCGGTTTCAGTAAATACATATACTGATCGTATTAGTTTTGAGACAACATTTGCCCGATGGTACAGTATTGATGATGGCTCTGCGTATTTTATTAAAAATGGACACCATTTTTGTGCGGACGGATGGTCGATGCCTGATAGCACCTTTATTGATTGTGGCACAATAAGTTTTGGGGCAGGAGGAACTCCAAACACAGCGGCCGTACTTGATTTAAGACGATGCAATTGGCGTAATCCTCGCTATAAGACCCTTGTTGAATATAGCGCATCCGCTGCATTTACTGCTTATCGTGGATGGTCTGGGTCAACGGTTGTCGGTAATGGTTCAATAACGCATAGATTTTATGTGCCTGTTGCGCCCGCATCTGGCACGTTAGAAATGCCAAGCCTTGTTTTACGCGATTGCGGTATTTTTAATTCATCAACGGCGCTTATAGATGCTAAAAATAGCTTTTACCATGAGGCGTACGACAACGGCTCTAATGTATTAATACAAGGAAGTTCCGCCACTAATGTTGGTGGCTCAGACTTTTCTAATACCTTAATACATACCGATAATGCAAACGCACATACAATGAGCGTGTCTGGTACTTCAACAAATCAAAATACTTTTGATGGAAGTATAGTATTTTCTAGTCATAACGGATCAAACCCGCTTCTTTATAGTGATAAAGTCTCTATTCAAAATTGTATTACATTCGGCGGGGGTGGCTCGTGGACGACCGGGGGTTCTGCTAATGTCGATATACACAATAACACGCACATTGACCCTAACAATGATATTAATGGCGGCATGGGATTTGAGACAGCTAACTACACTGGCTCTGTTGATGCCTATAATAATATAACTTATCAACGTGGCGGAACGGCTTACGGCTATTTGGTAATAGGCTTGTCGCCTGTTTCAAATCAGCCTTTGAATATCGCGGGGCATAACTGCTCATATAATCTTACTGGAACATATCTTAATACAGCAACACCGACAACAGACCTGACGGCCAATGATATTACCGTCGATCCTCAGTTTGTTAATGAAAACGTAAGTATAGCAACATGGGATACTGCAAATGGTGGGGCGGGTACTACTGCAAATGCTTTTGATGAGGCGTTAAAAGTTAATGGTATTGATAAAAACGGTGATATAGCTGTTTTCGACACCAATTATACACACGCTCTGGCTTATGCTTACGTTGTTGACGGTATTACCCCGCAAAATACAGCACTTCAAGGCACAGGTTATCTAGGCGCTGATATAGGCGCGTTGGCCGTAGTTCCCGCAGGCGCAACAATTACAAGTAGCGGAGCTTTACAAGCAGATACGGCGGAAGTATCAGGCGTAACAACTAATGACCCTGTATCAGTAACGGTATTCACGACTATAACGACAGCGGGTAGTGTAAGTGGTACAATTCAAGCAGATACCGCTACAGTTGATGGTGTTGCAACCGTCTTTTCTACTGTCACGGTTACAGACTCGCTACAGGCCGATATTGCAACGATAGAAGGCTATGTAACACTAACAAGCACTACTAGCTTATTCGGGTCTTTACAGGCCGATACGGCTCAAATAAGTGGAACAGTGATAACCAGCGCTGTGACATTAGCTGCTGGCCTTGAATATACAATGCCTACCGACAGACTGCATTATGATTTTGTGGATGAAGATTTATGACGATAGCAAGAGAAATACGAAATAAGACTGTATCCGCAGTTAGGAATATTACTGTCTCATTTTCCGGTAAATTAGATGACGGTGAGCTATTAACCGGAACGCCGACCGTGACAGAAGTTACAACAACTGATTTAACGATTAGTAATGAAACCGCCAGTGTAGGTGCATTAGTTGTAAATGGCGTATTAACGCCAACAGGTGAGGCGGTTCAATTTAGCGTGACTGGTGGCTCTGTGGGGACTTATCAAATCACAATCGCGGTTAATACTGACTCACTACCCGCTCAATTGCTATATGGTACAATCAAACTAAAGGTAGTTGCAGATAATAAATAATAGCTTTATTAAGGATTCAGCAAGCACCACTTAGGAGGTGATCTGTCTGTTCAATAGGAGCTTACCCGACAAATAGGGTTAAAGGACTGACCCGCTTATAGGATACGATATGGCAATTACTGATAGAGAATTCTGGCCTATGCTAAAGACTCTTATCCCCGGGTTACAGGATGAGATTGTAAGCATTGATATACATTGTGCTGTTAATGAGCCTGTAACGATGACTATAAAATCATATGTTAAAGATAGCGAAGGCGATCATGTTATTGTTTTACAAGATCATTTGTTAACAGAAATAAAACAATATAAGCTAATAGAGATAGAAGAGTCAGATTTAAAAAAACATTAACTTAGTCTGTGACTAAGGAGTTAGCCAGTGGCTACAGCAGGACAACCAACAAAGTATAATGAAGATATGCTGGATAAGGCATTAGATTATATAAAGAATTACAGTGATTACGAGCAAGTTATACCTAGCGTTGCCGGTTTAGCTGTCGCTCTGGATGTATCAAAAAAAACACTTTATAACTGGTCAGAAGTACCGGAAAATATCAAATTCTTACACGCGTTAGAGAAATTAAGCACTAATCAAGAGAATAAATTACTTAATGGCGGCCTATCTGGTAGCTTTAATCCCGCTATAACTAAGCTAATGATGTACAACCACGGCTATACAGACAAGCCGAAAGATGACCCATTAGACGACGAAGTGCCACCATTGCAAATATCATTTCATGTAAAACAGCCGGTATCTGATATTAAAGTAACGAATGCTAAGCCTTAATGCTCCGCAAGATATATTTCTTAATAAGCTAGGTACAAAATACAGGGCTTTCGTGGGTGGCTTTGGTAGCTCAAAGACTTTTAGCGGATGCTTGGATTTATTAATATTCGCTGGTAACAATCCAAAGACAAGACAGGGCTACTTTGCGCCCACTTACTCAGATATTAAAGATATATTCTTTCCCACCATAGAAGAAGCTGCGCACCTGATGGGCTTTACAGTTGATATAAAGGTAGGTAACAAAGAAGTACATCTTTATCGAGGCCGATTGTATTACGGCACGATAATATGCCGATCAATGGATAATCCCTCTTCAATCGTTGGTTTCAAGATAGCTCGAGCATTAGTTGATGAAATCGACATACTGCCAAAGGATAAAGCCAATACAGCATGGAATAAGATTGTGGCTAGATTACGCCTTAAAATAGATGGTATTGAGAACGGCATTAGTGTCACGACTACACCTGAAGGCTTTAAGTTCGTTTATTCTAAGTTTGCAGAAGACCCAACAGCCTCTTATTCAATGGTTCAAGCGTCCACCTATGAAAATGAAGAATACCTACCTGATGATTATATTGAAACCCTTATAGAGACATATCCTGATGAGCTAATCAATGCTTATATTAATGGCGAGTTCGTCAATCTAACATCAGGAACGGTTTACAATGCATATAATCGAATAACTCACAGATCAACCGAAACGATACAGTCTAAAGAGCCGCTACGCATAGGGATGGATTTTAACGTAACCAACATGAGCGCCGTTGTTTATGTGTTACGAGGTAAAGAATGGCACGCAGTAGACGAATTAAAAGGCATTTATGATACGCCTGCAATGGTTGATACGATTAAAGAAAAATACCCAGAGCATAATATAAGAGTTTATCCTGATGCGTCAGGAAAGAGCAGAAAAACAGTTGATGCCTCAACATCTGACATAGCTATATTAGAACAAGCTGGATTTATTATATATGCAAATAAGAAAAATCCTTATGTAAAAGACAGAGTAATGTCAACGAATAAAGCGTTTTCTAGCGGTTTGCTATTCATTAATGATACAATGTGTCCAGAGTATTCGCGTTGTATGGAGCAGTTGGCCTACGACAAAAACGGCGAACCAGATAAGTCCAGTAATTTAGACCACTTACCAGACGCGGGTACTTATCCTATTGCATTCGAGTTGCCGGTGGTTAAACCCGTTGCTAATTTAAACGTTAAGTTCGCAAGGTAAATTATGCCAGCATCAGATCAACACCCAGAATACGAAAAATACCTTCCTCAATGGACAGTAGCCCGCGATTGCGTCGAAGGATCAGCAGCTATAAAGAAAAAGAAAACTCAATATCTGCCAAAGCCAAATCCAGAAGATGACTCAACAGAAAATGACAATCGTTATAAGGATTATGTAGAAAGGGCTAATTTTGTTGGCTTTACGTCTAGCACAATGGACGGCATGGTCGGTATGGTGTTTAGAAAGCCAATTGAGACTGAGTTGCAACAAGCTATCGATTATGTAGAAGATAACATCAATGGCGGCGGTCTTACGCTGGATCAAATGGCTCGTAGTCTTGTGGGTAACATATTGCAAACAGGGCGCTATGGTTTATTGGCTGACTATCCAGAAGCGTCGGAAGGGTTAAGCGTTGCGGACGTAAAGACGCTCGATTTAAGAGCTAATATTCTACCTTACCGTCCAGAGTCAATCATTAATTGGCACACTGAAATTGTAGGCTCAATTAAACGGTTATCAATGGTGGTGCTTAAAGAATCCGCTCAAGAGCCACTAGCAGACGGCTTTAAATTTGAAGAAAAGGACAGATACAGAGTTTTACGCTTGGTTGATGGGTTATATGTGCAGGAAATGTATAACGAGAAAGATGAGATTATAAGTACATCAGAACCACGCAAGGCTGACGGTTCACGTTGGACAGAGATTCCTTTTGTATTTGTTGGCGCTAAGAATAACGATGAATCGGTTGATAAAGCCCCTTTATATGATATTTCAACGATTAATATAGCTCATTACAGAAACAGCGCCGACTATGAAGAAAGTTCATTTATGGTTGGACAACCTACGCCTTACATTGCTGGATTGACTCAAGGGTGGGTCGATAATGCTATGAAAGGTGGCGTTATGCTCGGCTCTAGAAATGCATGGCTATTACCTGTGGATGGAAGTGCTGGATTATTACAAGCCGATCCAAACCAAATGCCAGAACGCGGCATGGAATTAAAAGAAGAGCAAATGATTAAATTAGGCGCTCGACTTATTCAAGATGCCGGAGGCAATGAAACAGCAGAGGCAGCAAAGATACGATTTGCAGGGCAAAACTCTAAATTAGGCACGATTGTTGGTAATGTGGAAGCGGCTTTAATTCAGTGCATGGAATGGATGCTTGTATTTATGTCGGGTGAAGGTGAAAACTTGATAGAGATCAATAAAGACTTCTATGAGCGCACTGCTGACCCTCAAATGGTAATAGCGTCTATTCAGTTATTGGATAGGGGTGTTATTGCAAAATCAGACCTTCAAGACGACTTGCGATCTAAAGGTGTGATTAAACAAGATCGCGCTAATGAAGATATAGACGGTGAAGCCGAGATTATTAACCCTATCGTATGAGTACGCAGCAATACTTAATAGACGCTGCTACGAGACATCAGGTATTTTTAGAGCGATATGGTGGCGGTCAGTCTAAAGAGGCTACGGCTCTGTTGTTTCGTATCAGGCGTGACATTAATGCGCGCCTTGCCAATGAGCCTACAGTGTTTCAGCGCGCGCGTCTTGACGGCTTGCTGGCTGAAATCAATGCAATCACTGAGGCTGGCTTTAGAAACATTGAATTGCAACAAATAGCAGCAGCTCAAGAACTAGCAATAGCAGAGGGTCGATTCTCTACGGCGTTATTCAACAAAGCATCAACGGTTGATTTTGTTGGTGTCTCATCAGAAGTATTAATTGCCGCAACAATGACATCAGGCATGAATACCAGTGCCAAATCGACCATAACCATAGAGGACGCTTTGCAGCAGTTTGGTGTTAATAAATCCAGACAAATAGCACAGATAATAGCTGATGGCGTTGTTATGGGTGACACAACTCCCGTAATATCTCAGAGAGTAGGCCAAGTAATAAACACACTTCAAAGGCGGCAGTTAAACTCGTTGGTAAGAACCATCACCAATCATACTAGCTCAGTTGCTAGGGGTCAGATATCAGTACGGATCCGGCCCTATGCCACCTGCTCATTGGTCGTGCAGATCAACCACAATACCAAAAGTAAAAGACGAGTTTAATATAGGCTCACAGCTTAAGGGTACTCGTCCGTCAATAGGTGCTACCGGCGTTCAGCAACAATCAGGGCGGCTTACCTATGGTGGGTGGCTTAGAAGGCAGCCAACAGCATTTATAGATGAGGCGCTAGGCGTTGAAAGATCGAGATTATTTAGGGCGGGAAGCATTACTCTTGATAATTTTACCGACCCAACGGGAAGAGTGTACACATTAATCCAGTTGCAGAGAATGAATCCGATAGCGTTTATGGAGTGATTGTGCATAACTTTGTGGATATGTTAATAACTCTGTGTATAACTTTGTATTTATTGTGAATAAGTTTATAATATACCTAATCCCGTGGATTAACTG